CGTTACCCAAGTTCACGTAACCCACGTTGGTGGCCTGAGAACCGTTCACCTCATAACGATCCTTCACGATCATGTATGGGTTGGTGTAGCGGATGATACCTGGATCGGTAAATCCGATAGGCTGATTTGTACCCTGACCGTAGATGTTACCGATGACGATGAACTTAGCAGAAGACGCAGTAACGTCCGCGCTAGCAATCGCACTTCCATCCATCTTGACCAACACGACGTCTTGAGCGCCGCCGCTAGTCAAACCACCAGACTTAACGATAAAGCGGGTGCCCTTCTCGGCATCCATCACGACGTCATTCTTCTGAACTTCTGCCTTAAAGGTAGCGTCAGTAACAGTCATGGTAGCTGCGCCACCTGGGGCCAACGAGTCAGAAATGGTGTATGCTCTGTGACGACGACCTTCTTCCCACCAGTCGATCTGGTCTGAAGAGCCACCGCTGTTCACAGCGCCAGTCAACTTCAAGAAGCCAGTCAAGCCCTGGTCACCGTAAACCTTTACGAGGTCGGGCATGACGTCCTCACGAGTCGCCTTGATCAAGTCGTCTACAGTGGTGTAGGAGTCAGGAGTAAGTTTAAACCCTCTGTTGAGAAGAGTATTCTTGACGGTTTTGGTATCGCTACCTGAAACAACATCCGCCAAAGTGTTGTCGATATTGGGCGTAGAAGAAATACTAGCCATAATTTCTTAGTTTTTAGATTTTAAAAGTCACACCAGAGGATCCATTCCTCATGATGTTTCTCACCTGATCGGAGAGAGGATTCGAAGTATTCATCTGTCCTCCCTGGTTTGGTGAAGCAGTACTCACATTGGCTGCCTTGTCTACCAGGCCGCGCTGACCATCGCCCATGCCCTGCTGATATGCAGCCTTGACAATAGAATCGATGTTCTGCGTGACGGCCATGTGTGTTGACAGGGCGTCCATGTTGAATGAACCATCTTCATTCAGGAAAGGATCGAAGAAGTCTTCGATGTTTGCGTTCCCGTTCTTGATGCCGTTGCGGTGTTCGTCAGTGAATCCGAAGGTGAAATTCTTGTCGTTACCCAGATTAAATTCTAATCCAGTAAGATCGTCCACCTGCTGACCCATTGAGGCCACCCACTGTTCATCAACAATAGGATCTAACAGTTGTCTATCCTCAGTAGGAGCCATGTACCTCTCGCGCAATTCGGAGATGTCCTGTCTCGCTCTCTGAGCATCGACTTTAAGTTGCAACTGTGAAAGCTGTACCGCCTCAGCATCATGCTTTTCGGCGTTCAACTTGTAGCTGTTGCGGACGAGCAAGCCGATTTCTTGACTAGAAAGGTTGGGGTACTCTGATGCCAAGCTCACGCGAACTGCAGTGAGATCGTCCATTTCGGACGGATTCAAGGACTGATACCTAAACCAATCTTCAGGACCACGGCCTGTCGTTTCGACAAACTCCGCGATCTTTGCAACGCGCTCGTCCAGAGCTGATTGTTGCTGTTGAGCTCCCTGAAGTTGATCGAACGATTCGATCTGCATACCTAGCCTTTCGCTAGCGTATTCCAGAACTGCCTGCTCGATGTCCTGCTGAGAGTACTCGGGTTGTGTATTTTGTTGCTCAACCTGTGGCTGAGCTTCAGTGTTCATAGGCGCGGCATCGGGATCCACGTACTGTGACTCCTGAGCGGGGTGCTCCTGTACAGGCTGAGGCGCCTGCTGGGGAGCCTCTTGCTGTGGTTGTTCTTGTGGTTGCTCCTGAGCGGGCTCAGAAGACATCATGGCTTCGGGTGAATCGAATACCTCGAAGCCTGCGGTGGTGTTATTTTCCTCCATTGTATTTAAGTATTTTATTTTTCATTAAAGAGATGGCGCGAAGTAAGCAATAACGCCCATGCTAGGGGTGTTACTTACTGTAGCAGCAGACCATCTTCCGAAAATAGTAGATCCCACAGGGAATACCACGCCAGTATTGGTGACGCAGTCTACGCCGCTTTTTGCAGTTAACGCGGAAAACGAAGTAGCAACCGACCCCACCATCTGAAGTGCTACAATATCGAATCCAGACGGAACGGTAACAGCTGTGGCTGTCGTTGCATAGAAACTCCCGTACTGACCGAGAGTAATCATGTTCGAGGTGCCAGGGTTTGAGATACTTGCCATGTCTTAGTTATTAGGTTCCAGACCCTCCGAGTGAAACGTTGGTGTTGTCCTCGCCGAAGATGCCGTACTCAATGGGAGTGTTGGCAACGGCGGCATGCACAGCCAGGGTCTGGTCTGCCTGAATAGGAACGAATGCGAATTGACCGCCTCCCACTTTTGCGAACAAGGCAGTATCACCTGCCGTCTCGTTGCGGACGTGCAGATAGTCTTCTGTGCTGGCAGAAAGGTTTCTGATAAACAGGAAGGCTTGAGTCTCTTTGTCGTTGGCCTTGTAGATTACCAGGTCATTGCTGTCAGCAGTCGTGCCCTTTACTGTAGCACGCACAAGACCTCCCGAGTCCACCAAAAGGTTGGAGTCGATAGAGATGGCCAGCGGAGATGTCAAGACATCTGGGCTGGTCAAAGAAAGAGAGGCTGTAATCGTAGCCATTATTGCTCGTAGATTACCATGTACTCGATGCTCATGTTGTTTGCAGAGGTGTCGATGTCGATGTCATTAGATCCATCGTAAGGAAGGAAGGCGAAGTCGCCCCCATACAATCTACCGATCACAGTGTTGCTTGATCCAAGTGAGATCTCCACGTACTCTGAGTTACTCGCAGAAAGATTCTTGAGATACACCTTGTGTGCCTTAGCTGGGCCAGAGTACTTGAGTTTGTTCAACAAAGTGTAATTGTCCTGAGCTGTAGCAAACGTGAGGCGATTCACACCAGTAGTATGAGTCAAGCCAGTGTTGCTGGCGTGACCAGTCAAGTTTGTTGTGCTTGTAAGCTGCAGAGCGTCTCCAGTGAGGTCTGGGCTGCTAAGGCTGAGTGCTGCTGTAATAGTTGCCATTATTCGAAGATGATTAGGTATTCGACCTCTTTGTTCAGTGAGTTGGCTGGGGTCTGAATCAGAATGTCTGAGTCAGTTCCGCCGAGGTCTGCTGACCAAGGCATAAACAAGAAGTCGCCGCCGTATAGTCTCCCGAGTTCTTGACCAGTGTATGAGGACCCACCGTCAGTACCAGATCCAATCAACACCGTCAGGTATTCGGCGTTGCTTGTGGAAAGGTTCTTGATGTAGATTTTGGCGGCTCCGTCCTCAGTAAACTTGGCATCAGACGCATCGGCAATGATGTAGTTTCTGACCTGAGAGGCATTACCGTCAAGCCTCTTTCTAGCAACACCCTCCACTTGAGACAACCCAGTAGCAACCCCAGCGGCATTGAGGTTCTTGGTGTTACTCAATGACAGGGCGTCACTAGTCAAGTCAGCACTGACGATAGATAGTGTAGCGGTTGTTGTAGGCATTTCGTTATCTTATTTCTGCAAATATAACAATTATCGGTAACGCGCTGTTTTCTTGGCGATTGACTTAGGCTGCTTTACAAATTGCTTCTTGCCTTTGGCTTTTGCCTTGTTCGTTGCGGACTTCTCACCCGCACTCAGTGCGCTCCATGCGGCCTTAGGAAGGTACCGCTTCTTGCCCTTGGACTTAACCTCCTTGGACTTTCCTTTCTTTTTATTCGCGTGAGTACCAGACGTCATCCATTCCTGGCTCGTCCAGTCCTTCAGAGACTTCTGTGACTTCTTGAGCTTTGGCATTAGTTCTTGTATCCTCCGCCCGCTTTTTTGTAAGCAGTCGCCAGCAGCTGAGCCTTACGCGCAGACCACTGACCAGGACGACCACCCTTAGATCCAGCCTTGATGCGATTGAAGATTCTCTTGCGCATACCAGGCTTGGTGTAGTTGCCAGCCTCGTTTACACGGCTCTTGCTTTTCTTCTTGAGTTTAGCCATGGCTCACCATTTTAAACTTTGCGTTCTTGACAGCGCCAGGATGAGGCTTGTACTCACCCTTCATCAAAAAATATCTGCCCCGCTCCTCCATCCAGTGATAACCTTCAGGTGGTGGGACAGACATTGTCTTGCTGCTGACCTTGAGCTTTCCGCCCTTGTTGTACTTGACGAGCCCAGGCATTACCACTTGACTCTATTGGCCCAGTAGGCTGCACTCATCTTACCCTTAGCGATGTTACGTCTATGCCTCGCCTTAAACGAAGCACGCTTCTTCTTCATTCTGTCCCCCTCACCTGCCTTAGGCTTACCCGCAGTCTTCGCCCCTTGCTGTCCGAAGCGAATAGTCTTTACTTTACTGCCTTCTTTGGCAACAACAATGTGTGACTTCTTGGGGTGACCTGGCGTTCTCTTAGGCTTGTTAAACCCAGAGACTCCAGCTCTTTTTAGTCTAGGGTCTCTCTTGCTCATATTGCAAATATATGCAATATGAGATTGTAGATCAGAGACCAGCAGATTCAGTGTACAGATATATATCAGCTACGATATCTACAACCATATAGTTTGAGCCTCCGCTGTCTTTGCTTACAACAATCCTGGGGACAATTTTGTCACCTGCAGAAACGGGGATAGACCTTTGGCTAGCTGCTGATAGGCTGTACACGCTATGCCTAAAATCATCATCATTATTTGCGTGAGATGCAGCGCTACTCATCGTGTGACTCTCCGATGCGCTTCCGTCTTCCTTTACGATATAGACCTTTAAAGCTGCGTGGCCAGTAACGCCAGCAGAAGATATATTTTTGTATGCAAAAGTCGCGCTTGTCAAAAACGAATCAAAGGGAACTATAAATCCGTGAGTTTCAGAATAGTCGTACACCGCGCCGTGTAGGGTTCCCAGGCCTGGAGTAATTGCAATCGAGCCTAGATCTAGATTGGATTCACCAGTATCAGAGACTGAAAATTGCGATGCGCTAGATGCGTGAAGGTTATACAGTGTCCTTCTTGTTAACTGCTCAAGATTTGTCCCCCTAACCTCTATGCTTTTGAGCTTGTTTTCATTCTCAGTGAGAATCACACCATCGGCTGAAATTCCTCCATTCGGGGTGACGGATAAGATCCTCTGAGGGGCTTGGGCGTTTTCTGGCTTTACAAGTATGTCAAATCTCGCCTTCTCTACGCCATCAGCAACGGACAAAACTTTTGTCTCTAGTTCTGCGTAAACTACATTTTCACCTGCATCATTTTTTCCGTCAGATCTAATCGATGTTATTACATCGTTGTCGACATTAGTGCTGCCATCAGTGTTTTTAAGAACGATCGTGGGATAGCCCTGGCCAGAAGTTGCATTTGCGTCTGACGAAAGAATAAAGAGGTCTCCAGTGCTTTTTATGTTCAGGTTAGGGTTAACGGCTTCGAGCCAAGTCTTGAGGCTTCCCTGGTCATAAATCTTGAAGTCCATCGATGCGTCTTCCGTCCCATCGGTGACATCGTTAATCTCTACAGAGATTGACCCATATTTCGTTTTTTCTAAAGCACTGTTTTTCCCATTAAACTCGATGATACCGATATCATTTCCATCTGCAGGAGCCGATGCGTTTTTGTACAAGTCGAGGACGGGAGCAATGTTTGTCGTATCGTCAGACTCAATGGTTAGCTTGTTGGTCTTGTCAAACAAAACAGTGTTGTCTGACTTCATCTGCATGAGCGCACCTGACGACTGCAGATCCAGGGTGGCAGTAGAGACGCTTGAGCCAAGTCGTGCTGTTGTCTCTTCGAGGACAAGCAGCAGCTTGTTGGCATTGTTTTTTACACGAAACTTAGAGGACGCATCCCCGAAAGAAAGCGTCCTCGTAGTTGAAGAATTTATAGTGAGATCGTGTGAGCCTATGTTGGTGTTGGCAATATCGTTCTCGGTAAGCAGTCGCTTCCACGTGCCCATATCTTATGCACTCTGCTTTTCTTGCAACTTCTGCAAACGAGAAAACTCTCTGTCAATCTTGTTTACAACAGCAGCTACAGCTGGTGCATCGGATACCTTGATCTGCACATTGGCAATGGCGTTCTTCAAGAAAGCCACCTCTTCGATTTCAAACTTCATCTAAATTGAATTAAGGGTGTTTGTTTAACTACCCTGCAATTTAGCTACAATCGAACTAAGAATCAAAACATCTTTCCCAGTAAAGCTTGCGTCAGCGATGTATCGAAGCAAGAACTCTTTTTCATTCTTAGTGAAAGAGAGATCCTTGGCTTCGTTGTTTTTGCTCATTAAACCCATGATCAGGATACTCTAATGTAAAGCTTTTGGTCTTCTGTGTTCAGGAAGAACTGACCGTTACCAGCGCCACTACCATTTGGAGTCGCCTCCGCCGTGGAAGAGAAGTCCATGACAGATACCGCGTACTTAGCACTAGAAGAGTCGAGGGTTGAATCGTAGGCTTCATTTTCACCTGGGACATGGGTGGTGGCTGCGTCATTCAACGACCAGCCAGTAAGTCCTCCAGTATCACTCCAAGAAAGGCCAGCATAGAAGGCATCGTCTTCGTGGGCGTCGTGGTGGGTAGCCAAGAAGAAACCACCGCCCTCGGCAGCGGCAAGGGCTGCAGACACTCCAGCGGGAGTGTCGGCGTGGTCATCAGCGGGGACAGCGGCGACGATGCTCCTGTCCTGGACCTCAAGGGTTGCAGTGTCAAGAGTTGTCGTAGTCCCGTTCACGAAAAGACTACCGTGAACAGTCAGGTCGCCGCCTACGCCCGACTGGCCAACAACGGCACCATCCTTAAAGGTTTTGACACCCCCGAAGGTCTGGGTGGACGTGTCAACGACACCAGTGACGTTGTGCTCGGCTGAGGGCAAGGTGCGAGTAACGACTTCGCCTACGTGACCATTGGCATCAATCGACATTGTATCGATTACGTCAACACCGCTGGTGTCAACGCTTTGAGCGAGGCCTGTGCCGACGCTGTTGTGGACAGTAGAAAAAGAGGCGATGCCATTTGCGAAATAGTCCTTAATGGTACCGAGCGTCGTTGTTTTGTGATCCGAGCCATCGGTGTCTGCGGCCGACGCATCGTGGAAGATAAACTCGTCCGCGTCTGCCAGGTTGCCGTAAGTAGTCTCTGGTGTCGGTGTGTCGAAATCAATCGCACTGAGCTTGACCTTGTTGGTGGCAGCAATGTCCGCAAGCTTAGAGGCAACAATGCCAGCAGAACCACTGATCTGATCGTTGGTGATGGTGGTGTCTGCAATTTCCGCCCCAACGATACCCTTAGCCTTAATGGTAATGTGGCCAGAGCTGATGGCGAAGTTGTCAGAACTGAACGACGCAACACCTTTGTCTGATGCGGCAGCGGTGCCGTCAGCAACAACACTAGCATCTGTAGCGCTAATCAAGACGATGTTGTCGCCCTGGTTGGTCTTAATGCTAGTGGCCATACCGACACCGCCCTCAAACTTCACGGAGACGGCTCCAGAATCTGTTCCAGTAGACTGCACCACATCAGCAGTATCGGGATTATCGTCATCATCGTAAGTCTCGTCGGTGGTAAACTCAATGGTTGTCACACCAGTAGACACCGATGCAATCGCATTGGCAAGAGATGTCTTCTTGGTGGTGCCACTAGCACCCCCATCAAAAACGATAATGTGATCAGAGCTTGCTACACCAGATCCGAGATCAGACAATCCACCAGGATCAACCGCAATGGTTACATCAATGTCGTCACCAAGCAATCTGTTATCAAGACTGGTACCATCAGATGTAGTGATGGCAATAGCAGAACCTGCAACAAGGTCTGCTTTGTTTCCTGTAACGTCCGTGTTGTCGTACAGATCCTGCCCTTCAAGCAGTACTTTTTTCCACGTTCCCATTTAATGTTTTTTTATCGTGTAGCGCAAATATAAAGTCTTTTTATTTAAACAATCAATCGTCAGATACCCCAAAGTATAGATTGTCGTTTTCGTCAGCGTACATGCCCCCCTCAAAGGCTTGGGGCTCACTCCCCTCAGCAAATCTCTTAAACTTAACAGTCCCGTCAAGATTGATGCTGCCTGTGCCAGATGAAGTAAATGTGATATTGCCGTCCACAGATGTGGTAAATATGCTATGTGTAAAAACATCTAGCGCCTGACCAAGCTTAGGAGAGGGATCGTGAAACAAAGAAATAAGACCTCCCCCGTCAACGCCATCAATACCTGGCAAGCCCTGGTCACCCTTGTCCCCCTTGACCCCCTGACCCAGGACAGAAACCTGATTTTGAACTGGACTAGAGATCTCCACAGACCTGACGACCTGCTGAGTAACAGAGATATTGTTGTTCGGGTTGGGGGTTACATTAACCTTCACCTTGGCCTGAGTGGTTGAAACCACTGGTGCCAAAGCGGCAGGCTGAGTTACTTCGATTTTATTCTTCTCACCAGTAACACTTGTCAACACATTCTCATTGACAGAAACGGTGATAGAGTTGCCTCCAGAAACCTTTACCTCTGTGGCCATTATCTATCGTAATTCGAGATGTCGTCGTTGACAATGAACCTACCCTCAAAAATTGTTGTAGTGACATCTCCTGCGGTTGTCTGCTGAATGTCATAAACATACGATGCGGCCTGAATCAATGCCATGGTCGAAGCCGCCGCCTGGATTGTTACATTTCCTCCAGAGCCAGCAGTAAGGTCGATATTGAAGTTTGTCGCCACCCCGCTGTCATCCTTTTGAGCAACCTTCCCCTCAGAGGCAGTACCAATAATAAGTGGGCGCTCACCAGTTACAGGATCGGGATCACCCTTCACTTGCATCAAGAATCTATAGTCACTCACATCCAAAGGGTCACCATCCGAGTCCTTCATAAGAAGTCCCAGATTAAATGTATCGCCCTTCTTGCAAGTGATGTTGAGCTTTTCCGATACGTCTAGATTTACTTTGGTCGCCATTATTGGGGTAGTTCATTGATGTTTACATCCTCCTGTTGATTTGATTGAACTTGCTCCTGAGTCAGGCGATTGTCTTTCCTGTCCTCCTTCATGACTTCAAGCTTTTCCTTGAAGTTCTGATCGTCCTCGCGGAAGCCGAGGGTGGCCTGTGCCTTGATCATTTCAATTTCTTTTCTCATCTCATGCTCCATCTGCATGAGCTGCATATCCATCTGCCCCTTGAGCTGGATCTCCTGCTGCTTGAGCTGAGCCTCCATCTGCAGCTCCTGCTGCTTGGCCTGGCTTGCAGCCATAGCTGCCTGCTGAGCCTGCTGAGCCTGCATCTGAGAGTTCTGCGCAGCCATCTGCTGCTGCTCCTGCATACGCTTCTTGCGACGGATGATGAGAAGGCGCTCCGCCTGGTTCACGTCCTTGAGGGACCGAACAGCCATGGCGTCCTCCAGATCAATCTGACCCTGCTGGATAGCCATCTGAATGTTCTGCTCCAGGAACTCTCTGTCCTTGTCCTCCATCTCCTTGACCACCTTGACACCGAAGTTGTACATAGGTAGATCTCTGAATGAGTTCAGTACACCCATGTTTGTCTCGCCGATGGCGTTGGCATAGATCCTAAACAGCACGGAGTCTGGTGGAATAATCTGCAGACACTTTACGATGTCGCTGCACACCCTCTTGTACAAGAGCATAGAGGAGTGGGTGATGTCGTAGAGGGCGTTGTTCCCCTGGGCTATGGCGTTCTGCTGTACACCAACCAACATATCACCCTTCGGTGTGGTTCCGTCCATAGACTCGTTGATACCTGATGTATCTCTGATGAGCTGGAGGTAGTGGTTGTACAGGGCTACGAGCTCCTGGATGTTGCGGATCTGATTTCCGATCTCACGTACTGGCGGGTTCTGAAAGCCACCCTCTGGGTTTTTGCTTCTGTAGTAGAAGACACCAGTCTGCTCGTAGATGTCGTGAATCTCCAGTGGCTCAAGCTCACCGCCTTTACCGAGCTGGACATTCTCAAGTCCTTCGATGTCGATAATCAATCCGTCAGGCTTAGCCTTAGCAACAGCCTGCTGGATCTTGAGGTGAGTCAACTGCAACATGTCGGCGAACCCAGTGCAGCTCTCCACGAGAGACTTGGGCATCATCCGACGGAAGTTGGTGGCTACCACGGAGTACGACAGGCTCACGCGAGAAAGGTCGTGCAAGTTCTTTGGTACGTTGGCTTTCTTCCCGTATCCGAAAATCTTCTCGGTCCCGATTACAAAGGCCCCCCCGTACAGACACCCGACCTCCATCTTGTGGGGCTTACGATCAAACACACCATTGTTCTTGGCTTTGTGCTTCATCCCCTTGAAGTAGAAGCCAGTGTTTCCGAACCTGCTTTCTTTTTCCTCGAAGTGCATGGTGTCGATAGAGATGAACTCGAAGTCCAAGACCTCTACCATGTATTCATCATAACCGTGGACGGTACGAGAGTACCTGTCGTCGTAGTGCGATGAGTTGAAACGAGTGGAGTCGTTGCTGTACTTATCCTTGACCTTATTGGCTATCTCCTTGTAGCACTCCTCGCTCAACTGATCTCCCGCCAAGCGCTTCAGCTCCTGGATAGGGATACGCTTGATGTGGCCCGCATACACAAGATCTCCGAAGTTGTGATCCTCGGTGTGACTGTGAACGAAGTGAACTGGGTCGACGTACTCTACTTCGATACCCTTGTTGGGGTCGTTGCTTCTCTTCACCACAGACATGCCAAGAGCAACCAAATCTTTGACTGCCCTCCTGAATGTTGTGTCGTTAAACTCAGCCCAGGATAGAGTCATGTTGGTGGCAACCTGCGCGGCTACCTCGGCGTCAGTCTTGATGTTCGTGTCCATGAACATCTCGGCCTCTTCAAGGGTCTCGGGGATTTCGTCTGGGTCCATGTCGAGAACGACACCTGTCTGCTGCTTCAGAGCCATAAGCTCCTGGCGAGCCTGGATCTGCATCTTGATTCTGTCCTTTTTCCTGTTCTTCTCTGAAGAAGAGATGGGATCGATGGACTCAAGGTTTGGATATGGATCTCTAGACAAGATCTTGTTCATCACGATCTTGACGAACTTAGGCAGTATAGGTACTGGCGTATAGTCAAGGTTGAGCAAGCTCCCGTCTCCCTTCTCTGGTCCGAGAGAGTTGAGAAGCTGCTTGTAGATCGTGGTGTCTTGTGTGCCGTTGGCGTAGTCTCTGTTGCGGCTGAAGATTTTGTTTCTTCTGCCGTACAGCGAGTGAGTGTCGGTGGACTGACCCCACTGTTCGTAGATGGCCTTGGCGTACTGCAGTCCGTATGACTTGTCCTGCTTCGCAGAATAATCCGCTAGTGGATCTGGGAATCCCGACTTCTTGTTATTGCTGCTATACATTGGCACAAATATAACAAATGAAGAGTTTATCTATATCGTCTAAAGAACTTGCGTTCAGTGAAGTTGCTACTCTCTTTTGGTTTTGATTTTTGTGCAGCAAGAAGTGCTAGTCCAGAACTAATTGTCAAGTCAAACTTTGTACGGTCGTTGATCTTAAATCCAATCCAATCTTCCAAGGTTCTATTAAAGTACATCTTCCCCATGTCCCCTGTGTTTCCATTCACCCCCACGTGATCGTAGATGTACTGCTCGATAGACTGAGCATGAGCCTGGATGACATCCTGAGAGTTGGATGGGATACCCTTGGTCTTCACATTGATCTTGGCGTTGGCAGACTTCAAGTGCTGTGGCCTATCCATAAGGTATCCGTCATAACCTCTTGATTCAAAGTATCTTACGATGCCATACTTGTTGTTCTCAACCAGGAGTGGATACCCGTAAAAGAAAGCAGCCATCAGCACATCCTCGTAGAATATCTTAGCCAGGTCGGGACGCGATGCATACTCCACAACGAACATGTTCGATGGGTTCTCAATGTGGAACTTGTTGTACAGATGCAGTGCCCCTTTAGAACCCCTGCCATCTACTGTGGCATCCAGGTCGTAGGAGTCAACCCCTCCGCACCCTCTATCTGCATGAGGAGCGACACGCTTACCCTGGTCCATACGAACGATGTTGCGCTGATCCTGCGGAGGCATCCATGCCACACGGAACCTGCCATTCACGTCTGGAGAGAACACGACCTCTTTGTCTTTCTCCTTCCACATGAAGTTGCCCTTGACTACAGGGTTGGGGAATAGCTCATCGTTGTGTTCTACCTGCTGATAGATCTTGCCTACGTTGAAGATACTACCATCGATACTATCACGGAACGCCTCATCTGTGGTAAAAGGGAACTGCCTAGTTACCTCATTGAGTTCCGAGGGGTCGTCCTTGAGGCTATCCCTCTCGTTCTTCAGGTATTGTTTTGATCCTTGATTGATGATATCACCATCAATACCAGGCACATCACAACCAGGATCTTCAATGACTGGATGTCCGTGGACGTCAAAGAAGCCTTCGAGAGAGTTCTGTGCAGGAATAAAGAGTCGATAAAGTCCGCTCCTAGTCCTGCCGTTAGCGTTTCTCTCATTAGGGTTTGAGTCTTTCCACAAGTCTTTGTACTCCTTGCCGCCTTTATCCATGGGGTTGACGGTGCTTCCTACCAGGGCCTTGCCTACAATTTTACGTCCAACAATTAGGCAGGTCCGTTGAATCCTCCAGGCATCTCTGATGTCCGTAGGCTTCTCCCACTTTCCCGCCTCGTCAAGATACAGTATATGGAGCTTCTCTCCATCGTAGGCGTTGTTCGTGGTGTTCTTCCAGTTGATTACCGAATTAAGAGCCTCGCCCGTCTGCGAACTCTTATTCTTCTTCGTGATTCTCTTAGACGGCTCGCGAAAAGCCAGCTCCATGCGCGGATTGGTCGTTCCATCTTGAATGGGTTTAAAGAAGAAGGGGTAGTTGCGAAACATGTACACAACCTTCTTCATGAATATATTTTCCTGCGCGTCCTTACCCGTCTTAGATTGTATACCAAGGAGCTTGTCCTTCACCTGCGTAGCCTCGTCCACCAGGACAGAGGAGCATATATTGGTGTATCCAGATCGACGGCACTTGGTGTACAGCTGCCCGATACATCGGGGGTCAGCCTCACATGCAGCCATGTGCAAAAAGATGTCGCGCTGAAACGCAAGATAGTGAGGAAACCCTATATCGAGTTTCGTCCACTGAAGCATCATGTAGTGCCGACCCGTAATATACGTAGGTGTACCGTTGTTATAGAACCAAAAGCCTTGACGCCTGCGTCGAAACTCTTCCTCGATATACGGACGAAACTTTTCTCGAAACTCTCGGGGCATCTCGGCCCACTCATCCATAGTCTTAATCCTAGACAGCTCCTCAGGCATAGGCTGCCTCTTCCACATGTGCATGTGGTTTGGCTCTCCATATCCTTGAATTTCTTTCTTGGGCGGCTGAGCGGGAAGTGCAATGTGTAGATCACCAACTGAAACAATTTCACCTTGCGTATCGTTGGGACAAATCGAGATAACATCTTCGTCGTAGTTATCGACCTTGACCAGCATAACGCTTCACGTAGTTCTTAGACGTCTTGGTCTTAGAGGTCTTGGTCTTTGCATGAATCCCTTTACGGCGGACCTGCTTCTTCTGATAATTAGATACTTGTACTTTGGCCATGGTAATTTAATTTGTACCCCCGCCAGGATTCGAACCTGGGACCCACAGCTTAGAAGGCTGTTGCTCTATCCATCTGAGCTACAAGGGCATTCGTTATTCCAGGAGTCTTCCCAGAACTTATGTTCTATGTTGTTGCGCTCCCATACAATTTCTTTCCAATCACTTCGAATATCTTTCGGCAAATCCTCCTGAGTAGTCTTTTGCTTCTTCGATCGCTCCATCTGTGTTTAGGTCTTTGATCATTTGCTCCAGCCGCTGTCTCTCAACGAGGAGTTCCTTGCAGTCAGTCGCTGTCTGCTTAATGGACTGAAGCTCTGCCTTGCGTGCGCTGCCATTGATCTCTGGATCAACAGGCTTCTTAATCTCGTCGATCATGTTGTTGATGGCAACCTCCATAGACGCCATGAGGCGTTGTGCTGCCTCAACCGTTGTGAACTTCTTCCTCGACAAAATTGATGTATTGAGGTGTCTTTTCTCCAACGTATGCTCCAATGACATTGTAGTCAAGGTGTTCTACTGCATCCTCAGGTGTCATGCCTTCGGCTACGAGAACATCAATCATTCTATTGATATCATACACAGCCACCATACTTGGTCCGCATGTAAATCCGACAAGGGCATTATCAAACCCGTCTGCAGTTAGACACTCTTCTTCTTCGAGCGACTTCATCAATTCTTCTTTATTCATCGTTTTCAACATATAGTAAATCTTCAATTCTAGTTCTGTAGTACTCCTTACCGTCGATTTTGATGCGGTAGTCTCTGTTCTCTTTGAACCCAACCACATCGCCCACCTTTAATCCAAGCTCTTTAATCCCGCTAGACGTAAAAGCGACACGACCTTTTGTAGGAAGCTTCTCTTTAAGTTGCACAATCTCGATAACATCTGACTTTGTTTTGTCCTCCTCCTCTACAGGCTCAAGAAGAGACCAGCCCGTAAGGGGCCTGATCTCACCAGTGTCTTGACACTTGTAGGCGATGGCTTGATTGCTAATGGCTTCCTCGTTGTACTTTACGATGTAGTGATCGTCAGCACCAGTGAGTACTTGTCCTCCCTGCATGACGACGAGGTGGTGGAAGTATAATGTATCTCCAGGCCTGACTCCAGTTTGAAACTTGAAGGGGGAGGCCACCACGGGTCCTTCGGTGACCCTGTAGTTGAACTCTCCCATATCGTCGTGTTTTGAATCGATGTATAGTTCGAGTCCACTATCCGTCGTGATTGTGTCGTTGACGAGTTTCTTTAGCTCGACAACAAAGAAATTAAATGTCCTCATTGAATTTAGTAGCTAGAAGCTGGGGAAGACGATGTGCGCGGGGAGGGGTTGATAGATGTGGGTTGCCCCTGACTTTGAGAAAGCTGAGACTGAATGGCCTGAACTAAAGACCTAGCCTCATCCGTAAAAGCTGAAAGCTTTTCGTGAGACTCAGCAGTGTGGCTCCTTCCAACCATAGCACCGCGAGTAATGTGTACATGATAGTATCCCACATACACCTCCCCGTTAGGAAGAAGAAACTGCCCGCCGTCAGTGTATAAGTTATCTCTACTCATCAGAAGTTTAGATCAAACTCCAGAATGCATGGCATGTCATCGACAGACTTCCAAAGCATCTGGCCATCTTTGTTTTGGATGTACACAAGGTACCGCTTCTTGTCGTATCGATGCAAATGTTCGTCGTCCAAAACGATCGCACTAACTTCTCCTGAGCCAGCTCGCATGCCGACATAGTACGCCATAGCGTCTTTGGGATCTCTCCCAATAATAATTTTTCTAATAACTCCGTTCATCAGTTCAATGAGATGCCCAACCCTCCGAGGAGGTCTTCAAGGTCATCTGTTCCCTGGTGGTCCTCGTAGGTGTCAGAAATAAAATCAAGCATTACCTGCAGTTCATCCTTGTTGTCAATCATGTAATTGTATGACGCCTTCATCGTTGAGTTCTCATCATCGATGGGGTCAAGGATTCCCGCCGCAAATATAGAAAGAAGTCTTCCTCTCATCTCATACTTGTCTACCAACTCTTCGTATTCGAGCATCAACTTATGGAGCTCGATCAAAAATTCATCTTCCATATCTTGCGTGTTTAATGTAATCGAATGCCAAAGAGCAAGATCTCTAAGAAGAGGATGTTCCGTGACTTTGCTGTACAAGATAGCAAATATATCAAGAGGAACTATCTGAAGAACTTTAAGAAAGTGAAGCACAAGATGATTGAATCGAGCGGATTGAGATTCAGTCACATAGAGTTTTTACTGTGGGGTTATGACCTGCAGTTCTTCACCATAGACCATGCGGCTACAGAGCTAGACATGAACAAAACGAATTTGTCCAACAGGGTGATCTACCCGTTGCAGAAGAAGGGGTATCTGTACAAGCACTTCGACAAGCTAACTCCCTCAGACAGCTACGAGGATCACCTGTTCAGAGACGAGACGAAGTACAACTACAGGGTAAGATACGCCATCACGCAGAAGGCGAGGCTTTTGGTTCAGTCGTTCTACAGGGATCTAGAAAAGTCTTAACCCGTATAGTTCTCAGGGTTGTCGATAACATCTTGGACGTCCACCCACCAGTCCCCTTCGGGATCATTTAGAATAGCCAGAATCTCTTTGTGGGTGTAGGTATCTAAAGAAGATGCACCCCATGGCGTGTCACCATCCCATCTGATCAAAGATTTCTCTGTGTTCCTTACTGTCTTCCTAAGGTTTTCTCTAGATCCGTCAACGCTTTCATTGGCTGTCCTTGTAAGCAGGTCAGCAGTATTTACGATTGCATACTTTCTCATGATGGTACGTCATTTGTAAAGGTAGCGCCACTAATAGTCAAGGCATTGCTGTTAGAGCTAGAGTCGTCTCCATTGTCCTCCAGTCTCCAGTACCCAACAAGGTTTGATCTGCTTGACTCATCGGCAGGAACTCCGCTGTTGTAGATTTCACTGGCGGCACCAGCGGTAAGTACTGAATCATAAATAGAGAACTCATCAATCTCAAAAGCTTGATATGTGTCTCCTCCAATGTTGATTGTCTGACTAGCAATTCTAAGATCTCCAAAAGATGTGCTACCAAAGTCTGCGCCACTTGTACTAGTAGAAGTAGAGGCAACCAAAGACCCATTGATATAAATGGTACCGAGTCTGGTGCTGCCTCCGTCCCTGCAGGAAAAGACAACGTGGTTCCAGTCGTTGTCAGTTAAGCTGACAGCGCTGTTAGACTTTGTGGTAATGTGATTTGTAGACCCAGCTTGGATCTGAAACAGCATCTTTCCTGGGTTTCCAGCGCTTGCATTAGTTCCATAAACTGAACCAAGTAAGAAGTAGTTGAATGGACCTCCAGCAAAAAACAAAGAATAGATAAAGAAGTTATTTGGGTTCGCGTTTGACAGACTGAAGTCAGCAGCCTTAACCCAATAGGAGATAGCAAAGTCTCCATCACCAATCAGTCCAGGAAGGACGGAGTCTGTAGCAAACTCAGCATAGTCGTTAGTCCCATCGAAATTCAAAGACTTCGTATTTGAAAAAGACGCAGCCTTATTATTCTCAACTGCTTGAGAGTCCGATAGCGACCCACCGACCAATGAAAGTTGTAATCCTAGTGGCATGATATCAGAGTTGCTTTCCGAACA